TATTGGATAAACAACCAATGATTGGAACATTATTTAAATCTAGCAATGATCGGGCATGGGCAATATCTCCAATGGAGGATATGAAAATAACGATTAGAGCCGCTTTATTTACGGTCGGAAGAACCTCTAGTGTAAAAAATCTTGCTGATGATACTGGTTTGGGAAATTTAACTCTCACCAATAGTGCTTTGCCAAGTAAAACTTTGTTGACTAATCCTCTAACATTTTCTCATGGAGATACTGCTTTAAAAGTAAGACATAAAGACCATGGTATGCATACCACTTCAAATAATGTTATTATTGCTGGAGTTAAATCTGGTTTAGAGACAACTTTAAGCACTGGAATAACTGATGTTGCTACTACCTTAACATTAGTTAGCGGTACAAATTTTGGTAATACCGCTGGAAAATTTGCAGGAACAGCAGATTCTACTTCTCGTTGGTACATTAAGATTAATGATGAAATTATGTTTTTCACAGGTATTACATCTACGGCAGTTTCTGCTTTAACTAGGGCACAAGATAATACAACTGCGGTGGCACATGCTGCTGGTTCAGTTGTAGAATTATATCAATTACATAAAGTTCCGTTTATAGAAATAATTAATACTCACACTTCAATTGGTAATATTGATATTGATTCATATAGTATAACTCTTACTAGTAGTCCAGTATTTGATGGCGGTTCGGGATCATCTTCTGAGAATGGTGGTACAGTTGTTACTGCTACAGAAAATCATATCAATAACACTGGTGTTCTTCAAATAAGTCATTTGAATTTAGAAAACACAAAGATAACTAGTTTTGTGAGAACGACATCTGCAACAAGTGTTTCTGGTAATGAAACATCATTTAGTAGAACAACAGCAGTCAATGAAAGAAAAGTTCCTTTAAATGACAATTATGATTTTGATACTACTCAAATGATTGCTTCACAAATTAATGAAACAAACGAAATGGGTGGACTTAAATCATACTTAACAAGAATTAATATGCAAACAATGAGACCAAATTTAAGTCCAGCAATCGACTTACAAAGATCGTCTTGGATTTCTGTAATGAACAGAATTAATAAAATTGATAATTCTTCTGATCTTGCATCAAATCTTACTTTTATTGCTTCAACGGAACCCGAAGGGGATAATAATAGTGCGATTTATATAACTAAAAAAGTTATATTAGAAAACCCTGCAACTGCATTAAAAGTATTGCTTTCTGCTAACAGACCATCTGATGCTACTATTAAAGTAATGTTTAAAATTTTGTCAAGTGAAGATTCTCTAGATTTTGATGATTTACCTTACACATTCTTTAATATTACTGGAACATCAGATGTGCCTGTCAATTCCTCTTTGGGGGTTAAGGATTTTCAAGAATATGTATATAGTGCTGGTGTGACTGATGATGGTATTGGCGATCCTTTACCAGAGTTTATTTCATTCTCAATTAAAATTGTTATGCAAAGCACTAATCAATCTGCTATACCAAGACTTAGTGACTTTAGAGCATTAGCATTGGCATTGTAATGGATAATTACGAACGTGTCGAAGGCGAACCAGATTTAGCTAAAGACTCTAATGTTCCCGGCGTTGTTATAAATCGAAATAGAAGCGCATATGAAAAAGCAGTAAGACGTGCAGAGAATGTCAAAGAAAAACAACGAGAAGAAGAAGAACAACGAGACACAATTAGGAACGCAACCAGAGAGATAAATACTTTAAAATCAGAGATACATGAAATCAAAAGTCTCTTGCAACAATTGGTAGACAAGTAATGGCTATACCAACGACAAAAGCTACATTTAAATCATATTGTCTAAGAAATCTTGGATTTGGTGTTATTGATATTAATGTGTCTGATGATCAAGCAGATGATCGTATAGATGAAGCATTACAATATTTTTCTCAATATCACTATGATGGTGTTGAGAAAATGTATCTAAAGCATTTGATTACAACTGCTGAAGTTACAAGAGCAAGAGCAAATGACACCGCAACTGCTACAGATAAAATTGATAGCACTGTAACTGCTGATTGGTTAGAAGGTAATAATTGGATTCCTGTTCCAGACTCAGTAGTCTCTGTTATTCAAGTTTTTCCTTTTACTAATACAGGTGGAAATGCGAATATGTTTGATGTTCGTTATCAGTTAAGATTGAATGACCTGTTTGATCTTTCTTCACAATCAGTCATTCATTATGACATGACAATGAAACATCTAGATTACTTGGAACATATCTTAGTTGGAGAAACACCAATAAGATTTAATCAACATCAAAATCGTTTGTATATTGATATGGATTGGGAAAATGATGTAACTCCTGATCGAGACTTTATTGTTATCGAAGCTTACAGGAAACTTGACCCAACATCTTACACAGATATATTTGATGATATCTATTTAAAAAGGTATGCCACTGCACTTATCAAAAGGCAATGGGGAGCAAACCTTAGTAAGTTTTCTGGTGTTACCATGTTGGGTGGTGTAACAATGAATGGAGATACAATATTTCAACAAGCACAAGAGGAAATCATTAGATTGGAAGAACAAATTCAACTAGCTTACGAGTTACCACTTGATTATATGATAGGATAACTCATGGCAGTCAATTCAGCGTTTCACACAAGCAATGTAGCAGCCATATCTACAGAACAAAATCTGTATAGAGATTTGGTTATCGAATCTATTCAGATACATGGCCATGATGTTTTTTACCTAGATCGAACACTCGTAAATGAGGATACGATTCTTGGAACGGACAGTCTTGCCAAATTTAATACTCAAGCAAAGATTGAAATGTATATGGAAAATAGTGAAGCTGGATTTGGTGGTGAAAAAGAACTTATGAATCAGTTTGGTCTACAGAATTTAAGTGAAGCAACATTCGTTGTTGCTAAAACTAGATTTCAAGAGTTGACTAAACAGGTTACCATAGAATCTGGAACTGATACACTTAGTGGTTCTATCTTATTGGAAGATGGAACTCTAGATAGTGCAACAGTTGAAGCTTCAGCATCGTTCGAGAGTGGATATATCATTTCAGAAGCAACAGCGACTGATTCTGATAGACCATTAGAGGGAGACTTAATATTTCATCCAATTCTATCAAAGTTATTCCAAATTAATTTTGTAGACCATGATGAGCCATATTTTCAGTTGGATAATAATCCAGTTTATAAGATGCGTTGTCGCCTCTTTGATTACAGTTCAGAGGTGTTGGATACAGATATTTCTGCGATTGATGCGATTGAAGATGGTTTATCAACTGATACTCTCGCATTACAATTTACCATGGAACAAGATTCTGCTTCAATTGATGCCCTATTCTTAGAGAATGAGATTGGTAGAATTGTACATGAAAATGCTGAAGATACAGGTGGTGATGAGATAGTCGCACTTGAAACAAGTGATATGACAACATCTGCTGGTGTTCTTCTTTCAGAGACCGGAGAGTTCTTATTACAGGAAGGATATATATTAGGTGATGGAAGCACAGCTGATGATGGTAATATAGATACCTCGGCACAGAATGAGTTGTTTGATGTTGCTGATAATACTGTGTTAGACTTCTCAGAAAGAAATCCATTTGGTGACGTAGGGAGTAGTTCATAATGTTAGGGCAACAATTTTATCACGAAACGATACGAAAGATAATCGTAGCGTTTGGAACGACATTTAATAATATTCAATTGGTTCGTAAAGATGGCTCTGGCAATATTATCCAATCCATGAAGGTTCCTCTTGCTTATGGTCCAAGAGAAAAGTTTTTGGTTCGTCTTAGGTCTGATGCTGATCTGTCAAGTAAGGTAGCTGTAACTTTACCACGAATTGGTTTTGAAATTCAAAACCTTTCCTATGATTCTACCAGAAAATTAAACCGAGTACAAAAGTTTAAGAAAGTCAATACAGGAAATAAAACAAGGTCTCTTGATACCCAGTTTATGCCAGTGCCTTACAACTTGGATGTTGTGTTATATATTCTGGCAAAGCAATCAGATGATGCACTACAAATTGTAGAACAAATTCTTCCTTACTTTCAACCAGACTATACTATCACTGTTAACGATATGGCAGACATGGGTATCAAAAGAGATATTCCAATTATCTTAAATGGTATAACTTATGAGGATAGTTACGAAGGAGATTTTGAACAAAGAAGAGCATTGATATATACAATGAACTTTACATGCAAATTCTATCTGTATGGTCCTGTTACTTCCAGTAATATTATTAGAACTGTTCAAGCTGATCAGTTTGCTGATTTACCAGATAAATCACCAAAAAGAGAACAAAGACTTACAGTTACACCAGACCCAGTTAGTGCTGATGCAGATGATGATTTTGGATTCAATGAAGTATCATCATTCTTTACGGATGCAAAAACCTATAACCCAGTGACAGGCGAAGATGAGTAATACAATTGATAAAGCATTAGGTATAGTAGAAGAAATTTCAACTGACAATAAAAAACAAGAAGTGATGCCGTTATCCCAAGAAGATTGGGGTGACGCTAATACTGATCATGTGGAGAGAGATTATGAATACCAGCGACAAAACTTTTACAATTTGGTCGAAAGAGGAACGGATGCAGTGGAAGGAATACTGGAACTCGCCAAAGAATCGGACCATCCACGAGCCTACGAAGTTGCCGGAAACCTTATTAAACAGGTTGCAGAGGTTACTGAAAAACTTGGTGACTTACAAGAGAAAATGAGAAGACTAAAAGAGGTGCCTAACAACGCACCGAAGAGCGTGACAAATGCACTCTTTATTGGGAGTACTGCTGAATTGCAGAAGATGTTAAAGGAGAAGTGATAAGTGTTTTATAATGATTGGTTGATGTATGATTTATCAACTACAGAGATGATGATAAAAGATTATCCCTATAAAGATTATAACCCAACAACTTACCAAGATGCACTAATTAGACAATGCAAAGCTAATGCTGAAAATTTTAAACCAGCAATATTTGTTTCTGGTGGTGTTGATTCTCATGCGGCAGCATTAGGATTTAAATGGGCAGATGTTGGTGCAGACTTTGTTCATATAAGAAATTCATTTAACGGACATATATGTGAAGTTGAGTGGGAGTTTACAAAAGCATTTGCATTCCTCCTCC